TCCCCATCCTCTGCCATTATGTCGTCAGCATCTACCCAGATAGACCACTCATTTTTACAAGCATCTAGGGCGGTATTTCTAGCAGAAGCAAAATCGTCTATGTGAGGCCAATCAGTTTTTTTATTTTTGTAATGAATGACTTTAGCACCCAAGGAAAGAGCGATCTCCTCTGTTTTGTCTGGCGTAGCTGACCCCCCAGCCATACAAACAATAATTTCTTCTGCGATGGGCTTAAAAGATTCAATGACTCGCTTAATGTGGGCTTCTTCATTTCCAGCGATTAGGTAAAGGGAAATAGGGATTTTCATTTCAACTAGGATTTCTAATTATTGAGGGATGTCAATTAAAAGAAAAAGGGGGAGCAGGTTATTCACCCACTCCCCCTTCTTCAGAGGAAACAACCAACAATTCTTTAGGCGAAGTTTGTGGTGATACGAACCGCCGCATTCGGGTCAATCACGACCTCATCGGTGTTCATACGCACACGCAACACTTGGCTACGACGAGCTTCGTCACGATAGCTTTCAGAGACGAAACCACCAGCCGAGTCACCCGACCAAACCAAGGTGCGTCCGATTCCACCAGCGGTGAACTCACCACCAGCAATCTGACCTACGATGATCTTGGTGTCTGGAACAACGAACGAACCAGAATAGGTTTTGTTCTTGCCAGCAGAGTTGATTGCCGCACGACCTACTAGGAGATTCTGCACTCCCAGAGCCGCCGCAATTTCAGCTTCGCTCAACAACCGAGCACCAGTATTCGAGATAACTCCGAAGAACTGATTCTGGAGGAGGGTAGAGCGTCTGATTAACTCAAACACATTGGCAGACATCGCAACGCAATTTGCCTCATAACCATACTGATTAAGAGCCAATTTGGCCGCCGCCACATCACGAGCCACATCGACTGTTGCCACTAATGCTTGGGTGTAGGCAACCGCACGAGTCTGGTCAGCGATGGTGAAGGGAGTAGTTGCATTCCAGAGAAGATCGGATACCCGCTTCTCGTGGGAGAGCTTGATCTGACGGAGCAAGAACTTCGCAGTTTCGGCTTCGTACGAAAAAAACCTGTTCAAATCTGCGGCCGCATCGTCCGGAATTAGCTCCTCCAGTCCTACTTCGTCGGTCGAATAATTCGCCGATGAGAAGGAACGGATGCCACGAGAGTAGCTCGCTCCGCTGTCACGCACGAGGGCGTTATTGCTTAAAAGTTCTGCACCACTTAACTGAACCTTCAAATATGTTCCGGCTTTCGCTTCGACATTCTGGAGGGGGAGAAGTTGTGCACCGATCAAACCGACATCGGCTTGGGGGGCTTCGATCAACGCTTGGTTGATGTCGGCTCGGATAGTTGTTCCACCTGCGATATAGCTCATTTTCTTATATTCTTTCTTGGTTGGTTAAATTACTGGGTTAGAGGAACTGCAACTTCGATGACTGCATCAGCAAGAGCAGTTTCGAGGGCAACTCCAACAACGCCGACATTGGCCGCCGCCGTAGTCACAAGGCCAGAACCAGTCGTAGCAACAAGGTTGCCAGCGGTGATTCCGTACTCGGAGGTTGCAAAAAAGGTTGGGTAGAACAGCTTAACTGCGCCGTTGTCGCCAGCCGCTACATCGCTGATGGTAGAACCAACGCAACGAGCAGAACCGGAGACAGCCGCACGAGCCGTGCCGTCCGTGTGAACCTCAACGAATCGGTAGGCCGAGATCGCCGAGGCAAAGTTAAAGGTGCGAACTGCACCACCGTCAATATTTGTAGCCATTTTAGTATTATCCTTCTTTAGAGTTTAACTATACCACGAGCTTTGGCCTCGTTGTATTCGTTGGGGTTTGAGAGCATCACGGCTTTCATTGCCTTGAGCTTGCTTGTTCCGTAGTCGCTATGGGCGGCCACGAGAGCTTCAAAAGTTTTTGGTTCTTCCTTTTTCTGGGAAGGAACTTCGATTGAAGGGGAAGCGGGGATGGGCTTAATGCCAAACTCGGTCAGAACTTTCTTCACCACTTCGCTCATCTCCTCTTGCTTTTCCTCATCAACAGATTCGCCTTCGGCTTTTGCACCCTCGGCAACTGCCTTATCTTCTTTGGCAACAGCTTGCTCGTCAACAGGGGCTTCGGCCATCTTTTCGTTCTTGGGTTTCATCGAATCTTCAATGGCCGCTAGGCGAACCTTGATGTCCTCGATATCTTTCATATAATTGTTTTCCATATTTGTTTTGTCCTTTTTGTCAAGTGGAGCTTCCTCCACGGCTTCTTTGGCTACGGCTGGGATGGTCTTGCCTCCCTGCACATAACCGAGTTTTTCCATAAACTTCACCATCTCCTCGAATAATCCATTCGTGGCGGCTGGGCTGGAAACTAAATCAGCAGAGGCGATGCTCTGGGGTCGAATGTAATCCTTGCCATTGATTGTCTCGGACTCATTCACAAAAGCTAATGATACCCCAAACTGGTCGGGGGCTTCGGAGGCCATCTCTTTGATAAGTCCGTAGTGGGGTGAGTTGCGGAGAAGGCGAAGGTCGGCCACTAGCTTATCCCCATCAATGCGGGGATTCCTTAAAAAACCGACAACCGCCTCCAATCCAGAGCCGTGATTCATCTTTGCCTTCGTTCCATTCTTGGCACTCTGCATAAGTTTGAGGGCAGTCTCTAGGCTTGTTTTATCCACGAAAAGGTCGTGTCCCTTGGCCTCACCTACCTCCAAAATTGAAACTCCACCTAGCTCGGTTTCTTCTAGTTCCTCATCCCGATAGGTTGAATAGGCAACCGCCGCCCTTTGTTGTTCTTCTGGAAAGTCGCTGATAGCTTGCTCGTCTCCCATAAAGCGGGATACAAAGTCTTGCTCTGATTCGTCAGCGGAGGGAATGGGCAGGGGCATAAAGCATCTTGGTAGTGTCAAGATGCCAGCCTTAAAGGCCTAATAAACTGCGTTTTCTTTTGCTTCTGCTTCTTCTGTATCTGATACCTCTAGGACATCTGCCCCATACTTTTCTATTTGCATCGCCAGATACCCACCGAAGAAACCATCAGAAGGGCCGTATTTTAGAACGGCGCGCCGATGTATAGACTCTAGGAGCTTAATGATTGTATCGTATTTAGAATCAATTGCGATACCTTCATCATCTATGGTTATCGATGTTTTTTCATCAATAAATGAGGCTATAATCTTAATCATAATGGCACTTATTTTACTCCTCGTGTTTTCACCAATAGCCTACCAGTTGCAATCCCCGACACAAGATCAAACCACTCTGGGTCAATTTGGGCAAATTTTGCTGGGTTTCTATGTAGCAATTCCATCCCCATAGAATAGACCTCGGTTGCACCAATATACTTTGAGCTACTACCAAAGGGAGTATCATCATATACTTTTCCAGTATAATACGCACGGTTATTTGTGTCGAATTCTGGGAAAAGTTCGGCGTGAGCCTTTGCAAAATTATCTGCTGACCCCTTCTCATATTTCTTGTAACGGTATCCCGGCATTGTTTTTTGAAACTTCTGAATCTTCTCACCCGCAGTTCTTTTGTTGAGGAATCCTTGGCATAAGTCTTTTGCCTCTGCATTACCATCCTCGATTTGATGCCCATATTCGTGTGCATAGGTTCTATCTGGTGTATCAATTCTAACTCTTATGCCCCCATTGTATGGGGATATGGCAGTTGAATTTCTCGTGCCATCCACAAACTCCACTATTGTTGCTGTTGAGTCTGCCCTTTTTTCATTCCAATAGGTAACTGGTCTTGATAAAGATTCGGAATGAATATGCGGGTTGAAAATCTCCCTCAACTCCCCCTGCAACTTTTCTCTTCTTTCTTTAACATAATCGATGGAGGCATCTTTTATTGATTTACGATCATTGGAAATTGCTGATTGTTGTTTTTCTTTTAGCTCTTGGGTTGCCTTGGACAGTTGCTCTGGCGTGAACCCATCTTGTTTATTCAATGACTGTATATCTTTTTTAAGTTCAGCAAATCCAATTTGCCTTGCCTTTTCATTTGCTATTACTATCTGCTTTTCTTGTTTTTCAACACTCTCCTCAAGGGAGTTGATTTTTGCGTATTCAGCATCTAGGATTTTTCGTGTTTCAAGATAATTCTTTACATCTTCTGCTTCTCTATATTGCACGGCCTTGTCTCTTAGGGGTCTTGCTTTTGCCCTGAGTTCCTCTAATTGTTTTTGGGATTCAACAATGCTGTTTTTTGCAGAATCTATTTCTTTTTGCACATCCTCGGATTGCTTAATTACTGATTGCCTTACTGAATCAAGTTGCTTTTGATTGCTCTTCATCGCCGATTCAAGAGATGCCTTTTCCTTGCTGTCGTATGCCTTGGTTGCATTTGGGAATTTTGATTTTATGACTGGCTTTTCTTCTGTTGGCTTTTTTGTCCCAGCGGGAGGAGGCGGGGGCGGTGGTGGCAACGGTGGTTTTGGTGCTGGCGGCTTTGGTGTTGGCGGTTTGGGGGGAAGCGGTTTCTTGCCCTTGCCGCCCTGCGGTGTTGGCCTTTTGTAGCCCTTCGGAAACTTTCCACCGGGTCGGGTTGGCGTATAACCCCCCTTAATTGGGGGTCTGCCATAACCTACCGCACACACATTATCTGGCCCGAAAGTACCACCATCATCTTGCCCGCAATCCCTGCCAGCAACAAACTCGGTTTTTCTTGTTTCACAATCAGATTTTTCCTCTAGCAAATCGCCGTCTGCCTTGCGATAACTTTCTTTAACCTCACCACCACCAGCCATCTTTAGAAACTTGTTCACCCTTGCCATCGCCCAAGCGTTGCGTGAGTTGGGCTTTCCCCCGGTAATCGTTGGCCTAAAGCTAGTCGAGAACGCACCTGCCCCCCTGCGAAACACTTTCTTCAATGCTCCAAGGCTAGGGGCTTTCCTTGATGGGTGCTTATCCTTGAACTCGGCAATCTTGTTCTTCAATGCCTCTTCGTTTTCGACTGAAATCTCTATGTCGCCAGCCTTGCTTCTAGTGGATGCCGTGCCTTCTGGGTTCTCCTTCGAGCCTTTGATTCGTTCCTTGGGAGGGGCTGGGGTTTGGCTTACTGGTCTGGCTAGTTCTTTGTTGTCCCTAGCCTCCATCTGTCCAACTACTTTCCTTGCCCAAGAGAAGCCGGCATCGCCACCCCATCCATTCCACGCCTGCCAGCCCTTGCCCTGCTCGTCCCAAGTTGCCCCCTTCTTATCGACTTCGTGGCGAGTTAGAAAGTTCAACATTCGCCTTACTGTGTCGGGCGATAGCTTCACGCCATTTTGCAAGTCCCTCGCCCTAGCTATGCCTACTGGGGTCATTCCCCTTTGGCTGGGTGGTTTAGTCTCCCGCACATCCAAGGCTCTTTTAGCGGCCTCCCTAGCTCCTTCTGGTGGGGTGAAATCAATCCCATCGTATTTTGCCAACTCAATCCCACCCATCATCCCCTCAATCAGCATCTTGATTGATGCAGGGTCTAGTTCTTGCAAAATAGATTCTAATTTCTTGCTTTTATTTTTATTTATGTAATTTTCTATTTCTTTTTCAGTTAAATCTCTTGTTCCGCCAAACTTGGTTTCCGAGTTCTTGATTAGCTTTACTTTTGATAAAATTTCAACTGGCTTTGATTTTGAGGCTTTTTCAATCGTCCCGCCTCT